ATCATTGATGTATTCATGCTTGTCTGACATCTCTTCATATTCGGCAAAGGCTTTGTACTCAACCTCTGGCATACCCACAGTGTCTAGCAGCAGGCTGTAGGCGTGTTGATGTATAGATTCCATGTTGGCAAAAGAACCCATCATCATACGGGCCTCAGGCTTTTTGAAGATACGCATATATCTATCTATATAGCCTGCACCTACATCTACATCCGACTGTGTAAAGAGCCTGAAGATCTGAGTCAGTAGATTCTTTTCTTGGTCTGACATATCCTGCCAATCTTTTACATCGTTGTGCAGCGGTACATCTTCAGGGAACCAGTGCATCTGATTTTGTTGGAAGTAATAATCAAACATCCAAGGGTGATCAAAAGGTTTATAGTAGTCGCGTGTTGATAGTAAACTCACTTCTTCTCCTTAGGTTTTTCTATTCGTAGCTGACAGAAAGGACACTGCCACGCCTCATGGTAAAGTTTCTTTGTTTCATCAGATCGGTCATAAAATAATATCTCAGTCATCTTACAACCACAGTTATCACATTGTTTGTATGACATCGTATTTGTACATATTAGTTATCATACCAGATGGAATAACAATTGGGGTATTGATCACTGATTTATCTTTATCGTAATAGTCAGTGCATAACACAACACACTGATGATTCTCAGTAACCAACCACCCAACAGTAGTTCTTGGTATGGGTTTAAGTTTCTTGGCCTTGCTTAGTTCTATATCTTGGAAGTCTGTCCAAGCATCCTCCCATTTAACTTCTACTAATACTTTATCCTTCACAGCTCAAACACTCCCCATCAGAGAGGTTGATGCGCGGAATCTTGACGTTTACATTCTCAGCAGATCTTGCAGCATCCGACCTGAGATAATACATAGACTTCAGATTCTTAGCACCCGCCCAGTGTACATCGTTAACATACTGTAGATAAGCATTGTGTGTCTCTTGATCAGCAGTAGACTTAGGAGGCACAAAGAAAAGATTAACACTCTGGCTCTGGCAGATATACTTTTGCCTGTTGGTTGCGTGTTCAATGACCCATATTTGATTGATCTCAGGAGCTGTCTTGAAGACCTCCCTAGTTTCCTCTGACAGTTCTTCTATATGCTGAACAGAGCCATCATGGGCTGCGATATCTTTCCAGACTTTCTCACGCTCTTCCTTTGTGGGGAATACCGCCTTGAGTTCTTTCTCTAAGAACTTGTTCTTGACCCTGAATGAGCCGGAGAGAGTCTTGTGGGTAAATGTATTGGCCCTAAAAGGCTCAATAGATGGGCTTGTAACACCGCAGATGATAGAGCTAGAAGCGTTAGGAGCAACAGCCAGAAGGTGTGCATTCCTCTTACCGCTGCCTAACATATCAGGGGCTTCGCCCCGCTCTTCAGCTAGTATACGTGAAGCAGCAGCGGCCCGATCTTTGATCAGTGAGAAAGATTTGTGGTTGAAAGAGGCAGCGTACATACTCTCAAACGCTATGCCCTTAGACTGTAGATAGCTATGAAACCCCATAGCCCCAAGCCCCAGTGATCTCTCGCGGTAGGCTGAGTAGGCAGCTTTAGCGTATCCGATCCTCTTGGGATTGCAGCAATCTTGAAACTGCTGAAAGTCTAGAGGCTTGTTGATCATGTATTCGTTTTGAGTAGGCCATTCACCCACAGCATAATTTACAAAATGCTGTATCACGTTATCTAGCATAGTGATCAAGTCGGGTATAAATGTATCAACTGTAGACCACTCATCAAAATATTCTAGATTAACACTAGACAAGCAGCACACGGCGGTACGCTCTTTGTTGGTAGCTAGTGTAATCTCAGAACACAGATTGCTCTGTTTAATATCAAGACCCAATGCCTTCTGCTCGTCAGGCAGGGCTTCATTGCATCTGTCTATGTTGACTATGTAAGGCTCACCTGTCTCAGCCCTAGTAGATATAAGCTGCCACCAGAGATCTCTAGCTGATACAGTCTTAACGGCTGTATTAGTCTTAGGATCTATAAGTCTCCAATCGTCATCACGTTTAACAGCCGCCAGAAACTCATCAGTTATGTTGACACCGTTATGGAGGTTGAGACACTTACGATTAATATCTCCTCCTGTAGTCTTACGCATAGATATAAACTCTTCAATCTCTGGATGAGAGATATCCATATAAGCAGCATAGCTTCCTCTACGGGTAACACCCTGATTGAAAGCTAACATCTGACTATCTACAACGTGCATAAATGGAATTGAACCAGTAGACTTGCTGCCGTTAGCAGTATCCACCCCATTACTACGGATATCGCCCCAATATCCACCGATGCCTCCACCTCCACTTGCGAGCCATATGTTCTCATCATAGTGATTAGATAAACCATAACGGGAATCAGGTACATAATTAAGAAAGCAACTGATAGGAAGCCCACGGCTTGTACCCCCGTTGCTAAGGATAGGAGTGCTAAACATAAACCAAAGTTGGCTACTATATTCATAAAGCCGTTGTGCCAAAGCGTAGTCAGTAGTTTCATTATAAGTTGCTCCAAATATAGCGGCCCTAGCAAATGCTTCTTGGGCGTGATCCTCGTTCTGCCAGAAGTATCTATCCTTGAGAGTTGCTATCGCAAAATCTCCAAGCAGTTCTTCGCGGGAATAATCTATCTTGATTCCCTTGTAGTCTTGTACTCCAATTTTAGTTGTCATTCTTTTACCTTACATCCAGTTTTTTCTATGTACTTAATAAGTCTATCTTCGTACCACTGTGCTTTATATAAATCTTCTACGCCATTCTTATAGCGGAAACGCCACCTGTACTTCAGGCTGTTGCCACGTAAGTATCCTATAAACTCTTCTGCTGTAAGCATACTCTCAATGGCTTCAATACATTCCACACCACCTTTGTTGTAGTGGGGAGGGTTGTTTACATTATCAGTCATTCTTGCTCCTTATCTATATCAAAGTACTCTTCTTTGAACCTCTCGCTTTCTCTGTATTCTTTATCTATCCAATCATCAGGAATACTTTCTTCACTGTACCACTTGAAGCCGTTGGCTCCGGCCCACTCACCGTGGCTTCTCTTGGTTCCATCCTTACGGCGTTTGGCCTGAGGCATTGGAGCATTGGGATCAGCAAAAAGAAACACTAGCTCCACGTTAGGAGGCAGCATCTTCTTTATCCAAATGTACTTACTGTATTCTGAGTAATCCCAGAAGCGGCCTTTAGCTTCAATTAGATAAGTCTTGCGTCCTATCTTCTTACTAAAGTCTGGGTGATAGACATGATTAACTACGTAAGGAATCTTTCTGTCATGATGCTTCCAGTTCTTGAGCAACCCATGATGCAGATTGTATTCCCATATGGAGTCATAGTTGGTAGGTACATTCTTCTCTACAGGACGCTGCACTCTACGTTTTCTATAACCCTTCCTGACCTTTGCCTTTTTCAATGCACTGTACTCTCAAGTCTAAAAGCTAATTCATAGTCTGCAAGATCACAGATTCTTTCAATCACAGAGTCTGGGACTTCAGAGATGTCAGCATTCTTAGACAACAAGAAAGCACTAGTAGCAACAATCAAATGTGCTAGGTCAATACTATCCAGATTTTCTACCATTTATATTATCCACGCCAGATGCTTTGACCTGCTTGATGAACCACCTATAGGTATTCGGCATTAAACGCATCTGTCCTTCGTTCATGATATGTGTTTGCTTTGGCATGAGATCCATGAAGTTATCTTGGGTTATCTTCTCTGCCTCTTCTTTACTGACTAGAGTTTTAAGCCAGCCAAAAGCTAGGTCTTTAGCAAGCCGCCTAGCCAGTTTACTTTTTCTACCGTTCATAGTATCTCTTCTACGTTAGGTTCTTTGACTACCTTGGTGAAGTAAGTAACACCCTTGGCATATCTAAAACCTCTGAGTCCTGAACCATCGTTAGCGTCAGCATGACATACAAACTTATGGGGACAGTAAGAGCATCCCCGACTTAGTTTCATGTTTCCTTTAGCTCCCTCTGGTACATCATCATAACACTTTGCAGGAGGTTCATCAGCTTTTAAAGATTTCTTGAGAGAGCTTATACGCTTCTTTGTATCTATCTTATCAAAATCATCAGGAGCATAGAAAGCCAGTTCACCTGTCTCCTTGTTGATTGTAAGGAACCCGCCATGCTTAGTGCCTTCAGCCTGTTCGTACCCAGACAGTTGAGCTATATAACCAAAAGGATCATCGTCTGGCAGAGTACCATATTTAAATTTCTTAAAGGCGTAGGATGATGCGGTCTTAACATCTACAACCTCACCATCTATCTTACAGTCTATGTGTCCTTTGACACCGCCAACCTCTACTTCTTTCTGCTCATCTGTTACATCGTGGCCTGACAGCCTAGCTAACATAAGAACTACTTCTTCAAGGATATGTCCATAGAGAAACTTGATCATCGTGCTAGGGGCAACAGAAGAAGTATTCTCTTCCCTGTTGTCATACCAAAGCTGACGGGCAGGTTTACCTACGTTAGACATACGCAAAGTAAAGTTAGAGTCTCTGGCCGTAGGCTTGGCCCAGTGACGTAATATGTTTTTCATATCATCGCCAAACTTATCTATCTCTTCTTCAGATAGATCCAGAGGCTCTCCATCACAGAGAGGTTTCAGATTCTCGTATATATCTTCTACTATATTCTGTGGTGATTTCATTTTCTGTGCCTGACAAAACGACACTTACGTGTCTCTGAGTTGTAGTGTAAATACTGTACGCCTAGTTCTTTTTGTAATTCTGTTTTTGCTGATAGCCTTCCATCCTTATAAGACTTAACATCTATCAGAGTTATTTTTCCTTCGGGGGAGAGAGCAACAATATCAACTGGGCCTGTGCAACCACAGTTCTTAAAGACATGATACCCGTTATCCCACAACCAAGTGATAGCATAATGCTCTGCTAGGTCACCTATTCTGTTCGGCTCATGTTTAGTCTTCATTGTTAATTTTCTCTATTAGTTGGTATTCCCAAAGGCCACCTGTTCTCTTTCCTCTTATTCTGCGATTTACTATATGAGAACCGTACTCTTCTTTTCTGAAATCTCTAAGACAGGCAGAGGCACTAGCTTCAGGTACATAAGTAGCCTCAGATATTTCTCTTAAAGTAGCCCACTCATTATTTTTCATATAGTGCCACACTTTAAGTCTGCCTGTTCTAAGTCTGTGATAATCATATTCGTGCACATAAGGGTTTGTGTTTTCAAATAACTTTTGTTGCTTCATCTCAATGAGTTTCACTCCAGTTATCTCCTATTTTATATTCACCATCTAAGGGACAGTTGAGTCCAAGGTCTACACCTGCTTGTATAATAGACTCAACACCTGCCTTGCCTACTTCTTCTGCGTACTGCTCTGGTACTTCTACTTGCCATTCATCGTGGACATTACCAACAACAACAGCACCATACTCCTGTATCTTCTCATGAAATAGAATCAATCCCTGCTTCATAACGATAGCACCACCACCCTGTAACAGAGCATTAAGTGCGCTGTGCTGTGATCTAACTTTGATCTTGCGTCCATCTAATCCTTTGAGGAATCCTTTGGTTGCAGCTCTTGATACTTTAGCGATAAGAGTTCTAAATGATGGGAGATTATTAAGGAAAGTGTCTCTAAGTCGTTTGCCGTCTTTCTTGCTTCCTCCAACCACCGTCCCAATTTTTTCATCTCCCGCTCCGTATATGAGTGCATAGATGAATGTCTTTGCCTGATTTCTTGATTCAAGACCTGCAAGTCTTTGATTAGCTGTGTGTATATCTCCGTTGAGAATTTCATCTATAAAGCCTTCATCATTCATGTAGTGAGCCAGCATCCTCAACTCAAGACCACTGGCATCAATACCTACAAGCTTGTGTTTAGGAGGAACTACCCAACAGGCTCTGCATTCCTTACCGTAAGGAGCGGAACAGTTAGGAACTTGAGCCATGTTGGGGTTCCTGTGAGTCATTCTACCAGTAACAGTACCATTATGGTTAACAAATCCATGAACTCTGCCATCCTTGCCTAGCTCCTTGAACCATGAATTTATCTGAGATATCCGTTTCTGTAACATCAGATATCTACCTATGAGGGATGCTTCTGGTATATCTTTTACGTTAGATAATATCTTTTCATCAACCATCGGCTGACCAGTAGGAGTAAACTTCTTCGGCTTCCAACCAAACTCCTGTAGATATTCTCCTATCTGTTTGCGTGAGCCTAGATTAAACTCTATTCTCTTCTCACGTATGATAGATCCTTTGCGACATATTTCTTTGTAGTCATCGTCAGTAAGCCTTACGCCTTTACCCTGTAAGGTTTCACCCATCTTAGACACCTTACCTGTCTTGGTCTGACGTTTGAATATTTCTATTCTTTCTACCTTGGGTTTGAATCGCTTCTTAACTTCAGCAGTTACTAACTCCATCTCTTCGGTTAGCTCCGCCAGTAAAAGGGAGGCGGCTCTCTGATCAAACAAGAAACCATGTTCTTCCTGTTCTTTAAGGATGTTAGCTACTTTGTTCTCTATATCTATAGACTGCTTAGAGAAACCCGCAGCTTCCTTACGTAATTCAAAATAAACTTTCTTATTAAGAATAACATCACTGGTACATCTGGCCATCATCTCAGGGCTATAGGCTGTAAAATCATCGTAGCCACTCTTAGAGAAACCTACTGTCTCACCCCATTGCTTGAGACTATGACCGCCTTCACGTACCGGATTGAACAATCTTGAAATGATCAGAGTGTCTACCAACTTCTTATCTGATAGATCTACGCCGCACATTCTGTATATCCAAGGGACATCATAGTTAATAATATTGTGACCGATAAGCTTATCAGCCTGTTGTAATAGCTTAACTCCTTCATCTATTTGATCAGGGCCGAACTCATAAACAGCAGAGCTATCCAGATCTACAGCAGAAATACACCATATAACAGTAACATCTGTTACTCCATCTGTCTCAATATCAAAAACTAATGATTTCATAATGCTTCATCCGCATCTTCTAGCTCATCTTCGTAGTCAATTATCTCAGATAATCTACCTGTTTCTTTATCATACATCAGATGAGTTGCCATTCCCACATCTCCAGTATACCTAGACTTCAGTACTCTAACGTGGGTCGTATTGGCTTCGTTGGGATCGTCAGATTGTTGGTTGCGCTCCAAAGCTAGTACACAATCTGATAGCTGTGCAATAGACTGAGAGCCTCTGAGGTGACTGAGATTAACAGTAACACCATTCTCGTGGCCCCTGTTACCTTCAATCCTCTTGAGGTGAGATACAAGAATCAAACCCGCATTTGTTTCTTCAACAATAGACCGGAGCTTGTGCATTATTGTATCAATAGTTCTTCGCTCATCACCCTCGGCACTGGCCGACAGTAACATATGTAAGTGATCTACTACTACCCACTTACAATCCAAACCAACAATCATGTATCTGACCTTGGCAAAGATCTCATCAATGTCGTTAGATCCAAAGTGTGAATGAATCCAAACACGATCATCACCAAAGAGATTAGCTAACATAGTATCTAGCTGTTCCTTGGGATACTCTTTTCTAATGTGATCAATATATAATCTGGCGTTAGCCTCAATGGATACCAGACAGTCAGCAGTCTTATAGTAATCTTCCTCAAGAGCTATGATACCTACGTTGTCTTGAGTGTTCTTTATCAGCCAGTGTTCTAGTTCTCTGGTGATACTAGACTTCCCTAGACCAGTGCCACCTGTCACAGTAACAAGCTCTCCGGTTCTGAGTCCGTAGAGTTTGTCGTTCAGACCATGCCAAGGATAAGGAATAGATTCTTTTTCAGGGCGATCATGATACTTAGATAGAATATCTTTAGCACTCATGATACCGGAGGGAGTATAAGTCTTAGAAGCCCACCAAGCTATAGTATATGCCTTATGATTACCGCTACGCAGCATATCATTAGCATCCTTGAACTCTTCGGGTAGGCTCATGATCAAAGCTTTGCCGGGAGTAAATAACCTAGCAGCTTTTCTGGCAGCTTCTCTGCCCGGAGTATCGCTATCAAAGTTGATAACAATCTTGTCAAACTTTTCCAAGAACTCTAGAGATGCTTTGATATCTCTGACTGCACCGGCAGCACCATTCTTCAGAGAGACTACAGGCCATTTAGATCCTAGAAGTTCATAAGCTGCCATAGCATCACACTCACCCTCAGTGATAGTGATGTACTTGCCCCCTTCTTGGAACAACTGCTGACCAAACAAACCAGTGCCAGTAGAAGAACCCTGCCAAAAGAATGTCTTGTTTGTATCTCTAAGCTTGAAAGCACCTATCTCGTTGACGTTGTAGTAGGGATAGATGTGAGTATCTACCTCGCCTTTGGAGTTGAGAATAGATTTAACGCCATACTTCTTCGCGGTATCAAGAGAGATACCTCTGTCTGTCAGGGCGTTGAAGGAACCATCGGAAGTATTAACAGAGTTATTCTTGTATGTCTTAAACTCTATTGGTGTTGGTGAAATACTGTTGTCGTTGTTAGGAATAAACTTATCGCAACTGAAACAGTACATTGATCCATCTTCATTTAAAGATGCCGGATCACTCCCGCCACATTCGGGGCAGGGTAAATGTGTTTTAACGAATGCCATTTTAGCTCCTTAAAAAAACGGGGAGCCGAAACTCCCCTAATCAACAGCACACAACTAACTTTGAACATAAGCTTCATTTTCAGGAGTGTCAGGATCATCGGCAATAAATCTACCGTCTTCATCCCTAGCTCTTTCATATGTAATCTTTGTATCGTCATTACACTCAGTCCCTAGCTGTGCTTTGAACCACTCAAGCGCAGCCTTCTTGGACTCAATGTCATCTGACAGAGACTTGATATCACCTATCAGCTTCTGAGCCAATACAAAGATGTGTTGGTTTTGCAGTGACATTTTGGAGACATCATAATCTCCATGGTCAGTTTTAAATACTGTCATAGCTCATCCTCAAGGGACTCTTCTACATCAAACTCATCACCAACCCCACCACTGGAGTATGGAACCAGATCAAGAACCTGCATAGCTAGAAACTCTAGACCTTGATAGGTCTTACCAGCTCTATCCATTTCCCATTCACGATACTGAACCTTGACCTTGGAGCCGTTACCAACTTCAACATCAATCTCATTCTTCATACGATCATAGAGTTTAGGAGGCTCTCTAGTTCCCTTCGGCCCACCGTTCACCTTTCGCTTGATGATAATGGCAGGGCCTTCATCCATATCTTTAATCTTGAATCCACGACGTTTGAAATCCGCAGCAGTGGTATCGTCAACAACTAGGTTAACACTATACACTGGTTCATAAGTTGTGTTAGGGCGTTTAACACTAGCCCAGTAAGCAGTACCTTCTACTATAGCCATTTATAGCTCCTCTTTAGCTTTAGTGTAAAAATATCTGTGACCTGCCCAGAACAGAAAGGCAAGTATCACGTTCTCAATAGTGGATGGTAGCACACCTGTTCGGCTTTGTAAATCCACTAGTTCAATCACCTCTGCCAATAACAGAATAGCAAAGGCATAGAACCCTAGTATAAATAAACCTCCACCCAACATCAAAGCCTTGGCTTTCATTGAGCCTTTCATTGTTGCATCCTTCAGCGTTGTGAAGTAATCTTTGATGTCTGAAAAGGGATCAAGATTATCTGTACTCATTTTGTATCTCCAATTATTGTAAATTTTCCAATGTCAATAGTTAGCAATGGCTCTACATCCTGCCAATCGTTGCGATCATAACGGCCTCCGATAGTAATGTCAATCTCATCATCCTCTATATCATCAAGACAAATATAACCACTAGTATCTAACCATCTAACACAGAGGAATGTATGTAAACTTAAAGACCTATAAATCTCTTTAGCTTTTAAAAACTTAGATAAAGATATTATATAAGTAGGATAAGTATTATGTTTACACTTACGGTCTTTTAGTTCTAAAAAGAACTTAGGTTTATAACTTCTAGTATCTAAAGCTACAAAGTCTAACCCATATTGCATAGGTAGTTTTCTTAAATTAACTTTAAAGTATTTCTCCAAGTCTTTGGCAAAGCTTGTCTCAGCAGCTAAAGACTGTTTAGTTTCATATAGTTTTCTAGGCATAGAGTTTCTCCCAGTTACGTGGCTTACGTTTCTTACCGTCAGCCAAGGCTCTGTAGTAAGCGTCAGAACTAGCAGCTTTCCAATACATAGTCTTCAGTATCTCTCGGCCCTGCTTAATTCGTATTTTTTTCTTGTAATAACCACCATGCACAGGTTTAACATGAATAAACTTACTGCCTATACTGATTTCACAGAGCCTCCAACCCTCATAGTAATACCAAGTTGTTACTTTATTACCCATCTTTGGAGAAAGTAAAAAGTCTTTTAAGTCTAGATGTTCCTGCATTGTTGCGCTCCTTAGTGTGTACTTTGTGCCACATATCAAAATACTTTTTATTCATAACAAAGTCATCGTATTCTTTGTTGCTGAGTACTGGTACTCTCTGAAGTAACTGATGCTGAGTATAATTACTAGCCATTAAACCACTCCGGTATAGGTCTGTTAGTCCACTTAGCAAAGTGTTTCGTATGGTAATAGTCTCGGTAACACTCAATGTTACAATCCGAAACCTTGTTTTCTTCAGGCATTGCTAGAGTCGGAGGAGTGAATGCTCCTATCTCTATGTTATCTGGCGGCTCATGAAGCAGATCTTTTAGCTCTTCACACTTATGAACTTTGTCGTATCTATAAGTATACTCATCAAGACAAGCCTCAAACAAATCATCTAACCAAACATAGTTACTAATATTTTCACGACACCAAACAGCCGAAGGATGGTTGATGTGTGTAGCTTGATACAGTTTAGATCTCGGCCCATCAAGGTGAAAGCGTTTTACCATACGGCCAGAGCGTCTTGATGGTTCGTAATACTGGTCACCATCAAGCATTCTGTGAGCCGTAGATAACAACTGAGCATACTCAAGTATCATCTTGACTACGTGTTTATCACAGTGCTGCTTGGCACATTCTTTTGGGTTCTGATCTAGATAGAATATATTCATACCGGATGCCCCTCATCAGCAGTTACCCATTGCTCTGTATCTTCGTCATAAACAACATTAAGAACATCTAATATTGTGGTCATAGCTTCCTCCATATCATTAACATACATATGATCAAAGAGATCATCTAAGGCTTGACCAAGAGTCATAGGCTTTACAAACTTACTTATAA